TTGCCACACGCTGTAACACTTCCATCATTCTGGTCACGCACCTTAACAAAGGAGGCGAAGCACTTGGCCGTCGCATCGTTGGAGCGTGCCGCCAAGTAATTAAACTAGATTGCCCTGATTCAGAGGCAGAACCGGACAAGCGAAAACTTTGGGTTGACAAGACGAACTCTAAGAAGCCATTGCCATTGCAAGTCACCATGATGGATTCAGGCAACGAGTATTTAGTTTTAACTAGCAACAACAGCGAGACTGACGAACCGGGAACCAACAGGAGACGGCCCGGAAGGCCTTCATACATTGATAATGACTTAGCTTGGCTTACTAATCATTTGACCGAGCAGGACGGAATCAGTCAGGTCAAGCCGATAATTGACGCGGCACATGTTATTGACATCTCCATTGACCGATTGTATCGAGCTATGAGGGCAAGCTCTGGATTGATTACCGAGAGCACTATTAACAATCGAAAGTATTGGACGCTTCAAGTTTCGGCGTCTGAGGACGAAGAAGGAGACGCTAGTGACTGACAAAAGAATGACTAAGTCGCAAGTCAAAGCGGCTATCCTTGAGCACGAAGCGTCTGAGTTTGGACCGGACGCTTTGACAGGACGAGAGGTTGACAAGTTTTTTAAGTCAAACAAGTGTTTTGATTTATGGTTTGACTACGACAATAAGCTGTTCGCTTACGGTTTCTTAACTCTAAGAAAAGACATTTATAGACTCGATCGACTATGTGTAACATTTGAAGGCAGGAATATTCCACACTTAGGGACGTATATTCACAATGCGCTAATAGGCGACAATAGGGAATATGCAATTCAATGTTTTGTTCCTGAGCGTTTTGTTTCCACTCAGTATTGGATGAGCAGGCACGGATGGGTGGCGGTCGGAATAGTAAAAGACTATTATCATTCTGGTGACGCTATCGAATTCATGCGGCAGAACCATAATGAAGAAGTTCCCGATCAAGACACGTCCGCTAGTTGATCGGGTAATAATCAATGTTTCTATACCCACAAGCGCAAACAAAATGACGACACTGTTTGCACCTAAGCCTAAACTGGGTGCCTCTAAACGTCCTAGACTGGTCACATCTAAAAGCTATGCGACTTGGTTGACCGAGTGTTCTTTTCTAATCGCTCCAACCATTGGAAGAGTTGACGGACTTCTGTCAATTGAGTTGATAATCCATGGCGGCAGTAGTTGGTCCTATGCAAGAGATCTGGACAACACGCTCAAGCCTACTTTGGACATGCTTCAAAAGCTCAAGATAATTGCGAACGACAACACCAAAGTAATTAGAAAAATTACTCAGCTATTCGTGCCATGCGATGGAAACTCGTATATGACAGTAGTGGTCAAGCGCATGAGTGCCGAAGAGATCCAATCTATTGAAAGCGCTACATTAAAAGCTATAGAATAGATGCGCAGGAATTCAGTCAGGAGAACAGCATGAAAATTAGGGATCGCGTCAAGCAGCTAGTTCGAGTAAAAGCCGGGGACCTAATCCCGAACGAAAAGAACTGGCGTACCCATCCAAAAAAACAACGGGATGCTTTGCAAGGCATACTTGCTGAGATTGGTTATGCCGACGCTTTAATTGCCTATGAAACACCGGCTGGTTTAAAACTAATAGATGGACACCTACGAGCGGAAACCACACCAGATACAAAGGTTCCGGTCCTAGTTTTAGACGTAACTGAGGAAGAAGCCAGCAAACTATTGGCAAGCCTTGACCCTATGTCAGCGATGGCCGAAGCTAATCATCAGATTCTTGACGATCTGCTTCGTGACGTGCATACCGAAAGCGAAGCCCTCGCTGGCATGTTAACCGCTTTGCATGAAAAGCATTTGCGCGAGCAGATGAAAGAGATGGGAAAGAACACTGAAGAACAACCGGACGAAGACTTGCCGTCAGATGATTATTCACAGTTTACGATACCATTGACTGCTGGTCAGGAACACGACGTGCGAGAAGCTTTGAAACTGGCGAAAAAAGTATTCAAAACAGAATCTAGTGGTGAGGCTCTTAGCGCGCTAGTTGAAGACTGGAAGACAATACGGGCGGAGATTAAAAATGGCTAGAAAACGAGAGTATACCGACCAGTCATGCTACGACTTAGCCGTTCAGCGAATGGAAGTGTGCTTTGACAAGTTTGACAAAGTAATCGTTTCTTTCTCTGGTGGGAAAGATTCAACGGCTTGCTTGCAAATAGCATTAGAGGCCGCCAAAAAGAAAAACAAGCTTCCGCTCGAAGTGTTTACATACGACGAGGAAGCGATCCCGCCCGAAACCGTAGAGTACATGGAAAGAGTTTCTAATTGGCCCGAGGTGTCATTCAAATGGTTTTGTGTGCCTATACAGCATAGAAACGCTTGCAGTGAAAAAGAACCATACTGGTACACATGGGCGCCTGAGGACAAACATCGCTGGGTTAGAGAATTGCCTAGCAAAGCTATTACTACGATCCCAAACTTTAAGCGCGGACTTGGCATAGCCGACAGCGTTCCGTTATTTTACGGTCCTGAGAATGGAACTATCTGCTGCGTAATGGGCATCAGGTGCCAAGAGTCAATGACACGCTACAGGGCAATAGCGTCTAAATCAAAAAAGATTCCTAAGCACATGGAATTTCTAACGCCGTCAGCCGATGCTAAGTGGATAACTAAGGCGTATCCAGTTTATGACTGGGCATCAGAAGACGTGTGGCGCGCCCCGATGATAATGGGGTGGGACTACAACAAAGCCTACGACGTCATGGAGAAATCCGGACTGTCTTTGATGCAGCAAAGATGTGCCCCACCATTTGGAGAGCAGCCTATTCGTGGGTTGCATAAGTTTAAGACCTGCTGGCCAGAACTATGGGGCAAGATGGTTGACAGGGTTGCCGGAGCCGCTACGGCTGCACGATACGCCAATACGGACTTGTATGGATGCGGTCAATCAGATGATCTTCCTGAAGGATCTACTTGGAAACAATTAACGTTTGAATTGCTAAATAAACTAACAAAAGAGTCTAAACCTGAAGTGGCAAGATCTATTTCCGCCTTGATGGGCGCGCATAGAAGTCGTTCAGGCAACGATCCAATTCCTGATAAAGATCCTCATCCAGTGTCTGGTTTTTGCTGGAGAGACATATGCGTAGTAGCAAGAGTTGGCGGCGACAAGTTTAATAGGATCACTCAAAAGATCGCCAACAAAGCCTTGGCTTATAGAATGAAGAACAACATAAAGCAGTAAAGGTGCAGCATGAGAAGCGATATGCCGATCAGTCATGTGGAATGGGTGCCTCGAGATTCAATCAGGCCGAACGATTACAATCCTAATAAGCAGCCGCCACCAGAACACAGGCTGCTCAAAGTTTCTATTCTGCAAGATGGTTGGACTCAGCCTATCGTAGTGTTTGATGACGGCACCGGTTCAAAGCCTGTCATCGTAGACGGAGAGCATAGGTGGAGAGCGTCTAACAACGATGAAGTCAAAACACTTACTGGCGGCATGGTGCCTATTGTTCGCATCAAGGGCAATTTGCACCACAGGATGATGTCCACAATTCGCCACAATAGGGCTAGAGGCGAGCATCACGTCTTACCTATGGCTGATATCGTAAAAGCATTATTAGAAGCTGGCATCAAGAAAGACGACGTCCAATTCCTGCTCCAGATGGAAGAGGAGGAAGTCGAACGCTTGGCCGAGAAAGCTGGGTTGCCTGAGAAAGTGACCAGAAGTCACGGAGATTTCAATAAGGGGTGGGTGCCAGAATGAGTGTAAGTATTGGTTACGTTAGCGGCAATTTGGACCTGACGAACTACAGGTATCCTACTACGGCGACCATGGTAAAGTCGTCAGACGGATATTCAAACAGTTCTTCAGGCGACACAATCTACGGATATGCCAACAAGCCGTGCGTAATTGTGGCTAACTACAGTCATTACTCTATCGCTGCTGGAATGTACTTTTGTATACCTGCTCCAATGCAGATTATGTCGTCGCCCTATAGCGATGAGAACGCCGCACTGATAATCGTTCGGCACAATTATCGTGGCATATTCTCGCTTGGTGGTCCCATTGAGGAAAAGGGGCGGCTTAGGTACATTGATAGCTGCTCAGACACATTGTTAATCTCTCCGCCTAGACTGGGCGATCCTTGCTTGAACTTCCTGCACTTTCCTAAAAACATCTCTCAGACCATGCACACGCATCCAAGCGTTCGCATCGGAGTCATTGCGCGAGGTAGTGGAATATGCAAAACTCCGGACGGGTCGTTTGAACTTAGTCCGGGCATGTTGTGGCTGTTGCCGGAGAATGCGCCGCATGCGTTCTTTACGCAGGATAGCACGATGGACGTAATAGCGTGGCATCCTGACTCAGACACAGGACCTAGTGACGACGATCATCCAATGATCAACAGGACAATCGTCAACGGTATCTCAGCTAATCAAATCGATTCAATTAGGACTACTGGCGAGATTAGGCGCGACTAAATCCGCACAGGTTTAAACACCTAAAAGAAGGAGGGGTTGTGGGCAGGAGCAAAGTAGCTGACAAGACTATTGCCGCGGCATTGGTCAAAGCTATGGGCAACGTCTCGCTTGCGGCAAGGCACCTTAAGATGGAGCGTACTGGGGTTAGTGTTCGCATCTCAAAGAGTTTGTATTTGCAGCAGATTTTGCATGACGCTCGGGAGTCCATGGTTGACAATGCCGAGTCGGCGTTAAATCGGTCCGTGCTGTCCGGAGAGGCTTGGGCCGTCTGCTTTACTTTAAAGACTCAGGGCAAGTCCCGTGGATACATCGAGCGTCAAGAGATTAGGCAGGTAGAATCGATTCAGGTTGAAATAGCGGAGGAGATCGTTGATGCGCATCAAGCGCGTACAGATGCAGCTACACCAGACGCAAGCTGATTTTGCAGCCTGTCAAAAACCGTATAGAGGATTTGTGGGAGGACGTGGCGCAGGAAAAACGTTTATCGGCGCGTACGACATGATCAGGCGGTCTACCAGTCCATCAGGGCGCAATCGCCTGTACATGGTAATCGCTCCGACTTACAACGTGTTATCCGACGTTACAATCCGATCATTCAAGCAACTTGCTATTAAGCTGCACTGTTACGACCCTAGTAAAGCTAGGCTCAATCCACCGTCTATGACTATGCCCGGAGGGTCCGAAATACTGTTTCGGTCCGCAGATACTCCGGAACGATTGAGAGGCCCTAACCTGTCAGGCGTATGGATGGACGAGGCGTCCATCATGCACCACGATGCCTATCTGATTGCAATCGGTGGATTGAGAGAGCAGTCTGGTGCTGGTTGGTTATCGGCCACGTTTACGCCCAAGGGACAGGGCCACTGGACATACGAAACGTTTGGCAAGAGCCGTCCGGGCAACGCTCTGTACCACTCAAGCACATATAACAATCCTTTCCTTAGCCCAGATTTTGTTCGCAATCTAGAAGGCGAGTATGTAGGAAAGTTTGCAGAACAAGAGCTGAGCGGAATGTTTGTAGACCCGGACGGCAGCGAGTGGCCATCAGAGTACTTTAGCGACGATATCTGGTTTGACGAGTGGCCGTCCACGATTGTCATTAAGACACTTGGCGTGGATCCATCAAAAGGTTCTGACGGCAAGTCCGGCGACTATTCAGCTATCGTCAAGTTAGGAAGAGATGCAGACGGGATACTCTATTGCGAGGCAAACCTAGAGCGCAGAAACACTGAGGAAATTGTTAGCGTTGTATTGGAAACACAAGGAAAGTTCCGGGCCGATGGTGTTGCCGTAGAGTCAAACCAGTTTCAACAGTTGCTAGCTGTTCAAATACAGGAACGAGCTAAAGTCGCTGGTATGCCTTGCCCCGTTGTGCAGCTTGTCAATACGGTGTCCAAGCAGGTTCGCATTCGTCGCCTTGGGCCATATCTGGCACAGCGAACGATCCGGTTTAAATCTAATAGCATTGGCACTAAACTACTTGTCTCGCAATTGCGTGACTTTCCTACGGGCAAGCATGACGATGGTCCTGATTCGCTTGAAATGGCACTGCGTGTTATGATCGATTTATACAACGGCCGTCATTCAAGAATCGTCAGGAGGGTTGGAGTATGACCACATGGTTTGAGCGACTCTTCGGCAACCGGCCGCAGCAACAATCGCCACGACAAATCCGCGAGAACCTTGAAGAACAAATCCGCATCAATCACTTGCAGCGCAAGGTCAAACTTGCTGAATCGTATGCCGACTCAGACTATTGGTTGTCGTCCTACGTGGACCTGCTGGCACGCTACAAAGATGGCGGTCAGATGGCCTACCCAATCACTCAGCCTACCGATCGTCGGTATGGTGGAAACTTTCCATTCTGGTACTCAGAGCAGCAACTGTCATTGATTCGTGCTCAGGCGCGTCTAATTACGACTATGAGCCCCAACGCTCAGGGACTGGTCAATGGACTCTGCTCATACGTCATCGGTTCTGGATACCAATACGACGTGGTAGAAAAGCCAAACCGTAATGTCCCTGAGAACATCATGATTCGCATCCAAGACACAATTGACAAATTTATTGAAGAGAACGCATGGTCAGAGATGGAGCAGGAGTTATTTACTCGATCCAGAGAAGACGGGGAATTCTTCCTACGGTTGTTTGCGCAGGAAGACGGCTCCACGATGGTGCGAGTAGTAGAGCCTGAGCAGGTATTCATGCCGCCCGGAGGCTCGCTGTACGACTTCTCCTACGGCATCAAGACTGATCCTGACGATGTGTGCAACATTCTGGGCTACTCAGTCGCATATGTTGCCTCTGCTGGCGAAGATGGGTCGAGCAATCCAATGTCAGCAGAGGAAGTGCCAGCCGACGAAATGATCCATATGAAGGTAAACGTCAAACGCAATATCAAGCGTGGACTCAGTGACTTTTCCTATGACACTCTAGACGCCTTTGCAGTCGCTACAAAGTTGCGAACCAACCTAGGAGAAGGCGCAGCCGTTCAAGCTGCAATCGCTGGTGTGCGGCAGCACGATGCCTCGTCGGTCGGACAGGTTGATACGTTCATTAACTCTTCCTCAGACTACACTCAATACAGTCCGGTCACGCAGAAGGGCACAGACTTTCAGCAGATCAAGTCCGGCACGTTTATGGACATTCCAAAAGGAATGAATTATGTGCCACCACCAGCGGCCGCTAATTCACAAGGGCATCTTGACATTATGCAAGCGTTGCTAAGATCAGCAGGGAACCGACACAACGCTCCAGAGTGGCTAGTTAGCGCAGACGCTTCAAACAACAATTATGCTTCCAGCATGACCGCAGAGTCGCCATTCCTGCGCCACTGCAAACGGCTACAAAAACTATATGAGCGAACTTTCCTACGGGTAATTCGTGCGGTAATTCAAAACGCCATTGATGCAGGAAAGCTTCCTCAGGCGACCATGAAATACATTGACATTGTGGCAACCGCTCCACAGTTGGAAGTGCAAGACACAGCGGGAACAGCTAATGCCAACCAGACGTATGTGACACTTGGCATCAAGTCCCGTCAAACAGTCGCGCAAGAGTTAGGATTAGATTGGGACACTGAGTTGACTAACCAGCAGGAATACGCTGAGCAACTGGGCAACACCGGTGGCGTAAATCAGTCAGACGATGCAGGCCCAAGCGCCCCTGCTCCAGAACAGCAGCCGGTCGCACCGGGTAACAACGAACCGCCAGAACAGACTGAGGAAACAAGCGACTTTACAATCAGGGATCGCCTGTAATGAATTACGTCTCGTCACGCATAGCGGCTCGACAAGGCATCCTGCGCGTAGACACGCTCGTAAAGTCTGACGAGAGAGCAGACATAATTGACAAGAAGATCCGGGGCATATGGAAGAGGATACAAGCCCTGTTAGCTGAGCGACCAATTAATCTCAATACGCAGCACTTGTTAGCGGCATTGTTAGTAGAAATTAACACGGCCGCAATCGCAGGCACCGGTGACACTCTTAGACGTATTGTTAAGCAATCCCGCATCCAGACGGCAAAGGACTTAGTCGGATCGGTCCCCGTTGAGTACATTAATCTTGCACTCGCTGGCAACCGAGCAAACTTATCCAACAGGACAATAGTTCCGGTGACTGAGGCTCGGCGCGCCACTCCTGCTGAACGGGCGCAGATCGAGGCCATACTCTTGCCAAACGATGACGAGGAAGACGTCAACCGCATCGTTTATTCTCCGACTCATGGCGCTAGTTGGGAGCAGAGATTCGCTTCTCAATCGCAACTGGCGCCACCTGCTGTCTTAGCCGCACAGGTGTCGCTGGCATTGCTGCAAGGGCAATCTGTTCAACAGTTGACTGCTCAGTTAGCTCCGATAGTTGACAACGTCATGACATCAGCCCGAAGAATTGCAAGGACGGAGTCACTAAGAGCGTCAACTGAAGCGACTCTAGCCATGTACGAGAACCTTGGGCCACTTGTCATCGGTTACCAGATTCACGCAATTCTGGACTGGAGAGTGCGTCCACATCATGCGGCTCGACACGGAACAATCTACTATCGCAATCCAGAACCCGGACAGCCGTCTATGCTTCAAATGCCACGACCACCAATTGAGGAAGATGGATCCGTTGCCTACAATTGCCGATGCACACTGTCCGCCGTCATGCAGCCGTCTAAAGCGGTAGAAGATGATCCCGCACTCAAAGCATTATTTGCCGACGTTGCTGGGTCAGTCATCCCTGATCCACGAACATACGACCGATGGTTTGATCATGCAAGCGAGGCAGAGAGGCGTTGGGCAGTAGGGGCGCGCCGCATGGCCGCAGCACGTCAAAAGCTGCAACCCGGAGAACCACTCAGGTGGGCATCAATGGTTGACCCACAAACTGGAACACTGTTGCCTCACAACGAAATAGTAGCAGAGACACCACGACGTAGAGTCGACAGAATCCAACGTGTCAGCGACATTATTGCTGACCGATCAGAGTTGCACCGTCAAATTACCACATACGGCTATCTTCCAACGGAGCCTGTAATAGGTCGCCGTGCAGAGCCTAAAAAGAAGCCGCGCAGGCCGTCAGCCGGAGCACGGTTCGCAGACCTAGTGCGGGCCAAGATGAAGGCTAGACGGGGCAAAAACAGGCGCAGAAGTTGACACAGCTATTGCGCTAGAGGTACAAAGTACATATGGCAAGAACCATTCGCACAATCGAGGCAGTCACATCGTCCGCCGCCATGGAAGTGGATCGAGACGAGGGCATTATTCGTGGCGTCAAAATTCTAGGACTTGTTAGCGACAACAACCGCAAGTATATGCCAGAAGCGGTGCGAAAAGCCAAGAGCCTGTATGAAGGCATCAAGGTAAACATCAATCACCCAGCTGAGTCGGGCGACGTTCGCAACGCAGAAGATCGTTTTGGCAAACTGATCAATGTCAAGTACGTCGAAGGCGAAGGGCTTTACGGCGACCTAATGTTCCTCAAGTCGCACCCGATGGCTGAACGTATCTGCGAGGCAGCAGAACGCAACGACATGAACGACACGTTTGGACTATCCCACAATGCGCAGGGCGATGGTCAAGAAGACGACGATGGCTGTTTTGTGGTAAACTCAATCGTGGAAGTTCGACACGTTGATTTAGTAGCGGACCCAGCCACAACAAAGTCACTACGAGAGGCGCGCACACGCATGAAAGCTAACAATAGATCTATTAAAGAAGAAACGGATTTTGAAAACAGTGAAATTAAAAGATATCTAGATGAGTTACTTAAATGGCCGACTGCCAAAGTTCTAAAACATCATGTTGACAACACTGGCGGCTATATTAAATCGAAGTATACGGCTGCTGAAATGGGAGGAAAACAAGCATTAATTGGAGACATCCTTCGTGCAAAGTTTCCTGCTAAGACAGTAAAAGATTTCTTCGCTTGGGAAGACTCTAAGAAAAAGAATAAGAATAGAAAGCCAAGGCCAAGATACGGCGATCATCTACTTGGAGAATCCGACACGCCTGACGACGAAGACAAAGAGATGACTGAGGCTTCAGGGGGCATATTAGGCCCCATCATGAAGGAAATTACATCTAACGTAAGTAAAGCCAAGGAAGCTATAAAGACCGCAAAGGCGCAGGGCGCAACTGTTAGACAAAAAATAAAAGGATCGTTAGGGGCAAAAATAACGGCAGAATTAAATAGAGTGTTGTATGCAGCTAGTGGAGCGTTAGACACGCTAGCCATGCAAATTCACACTATGGAAACCGATCCTACTTGGGCAGGAGAGGGAATTATGCCTGACGACGAATTTGTGGAAGGAGAAGACATGGACGACGAAGACAAAGAGATAACTGAGGCTACAAACTTTGATGATAAGCAATTAGATTGGATCAGGAAAAACGTTTACGATGCGTCTAAAATGGGCAAGGTTAAAACGCTTGCTAAGACTGCTCAAGCAGCTATCTCCGAAATTAACAAATGGCTTATGGGAGCGAATCAAAATCATTCTGGCCCCAGAACGGCCGCAACTTTTGGTCATTATCGTGACGCATTAACTTCTGTTCCAGTCAATTCTACATTGTCCGATTTGGCAAACTTAGACCCAAGCAAATATATTAACAACGACGCGTTTTCTGAATCTAAGATGAGAGAAGCCGAAGACGTAGACGAAGATGAAATGATGACCGAGGCGGACGATATGCCTGTAGAAGACCCTTCAGAAGAAGAGATGACTGAGGCGATCAGCTTACCAGACAAGCAAGAGGCAAGGGACTTTATCAACCAAAGTAGTCTAGCTCTTCACAAGCTTATGAAAATGCTTAAAGATGTCGATGCCGATGAAGATGGTGCTAAGACCAAGCAAGCAATCAAAACAATAAGTAGCACAACCGACAAAATTATAAAAGAGCTAAGTAGCTTAGACGCTCAATTGCTAGCTGCAAGTGCTATAAAAGAATCAGAAGATGAGTCTGAAGACGAGATGATGACCGAAGCTGACGATATGCCCGTGGAAGATCCTTCTGAAGAAGAGATGACTGAAGGTGATGGTTCTTCGGGAGACGGCAGCTCTTATGTTATTCAGCAATGGGAAGATGGAAAATTTAATAAGCAAGGCGGCCCTGAATATCCAACTAAAGCTGC